CTGGTCTGAGAGGGTGGCTCAACTACTTCCACAAACCGGAGTCCATCGTTACTGCCGGAACTTCGTGGCTTGGCAGTAATGCAGAGAACTGTTTGCTCTATGGCTGCTTGGCAGAGGCTTACACCTTTCTCAAGGGCGACCCTGACCTGATGAAGCTGTACGAGGAAAAGTATCAGGTTGCTTTGGGTGATCTGAAGAAACTTGGTGAAGGCATGGACCTCGGTGATGCATATCGAATGAACGAGCGTCGGGTGACTGCATGATTCAGCAGACCCCCACGGCCAGTTTCAGACAACAATTGCTGGAGGGCGTGCATGATTTCCGCACGACCGGGAACGTCTTCAAAATTGCCCTCTACTCCAGTTCCGCCACGCTTAACTCCTCGACCACGGCCTATTCATCCTCCGGGGAGGTTAATGTTTCCGGCTACACGGCGGGCGGGGCGACCCTGACCAACGTGAACCCTTCCTCCAGCGGCACCACTGGATTTACAAGCTTCTCTACGGTGACATGGGCGGCCAGCGGACTGACCGCTCGCGGTGCCTTGATCTACAATTCAGATGCTGTGGGGTACACCAACCCGTCCGTCATGGTTCTGGACTTCGGGATGGATCGTTCTGACCTGAGTGGGGTTTTCACGATTACCTTCCCAACCTTTAATTCCTCATCTGCGATTATAAGGGTTAGTTAAATGCCCAGTACATACTCGACCAATCTCAAGCTGCAATTGATGGCCACGGGCGAGGACAGCGGCACTTGGGGCGTCAACACCAACAACAACCTTGGCACCCTGATCGAGGAGTCCATTGTCGGTGCTGCTACGGTTGCCATGGCAGACGCCAATCAGACCATCACGACCCCTGATGGGGTCACGGGAAGTGGTCGCCATGTCTATCTCAATTGTACTGGGGTCCTGACAGCCAACCGCAATCTGGTTGTTCCGACATTGAACAAAAACTACGTCGTTACCAATTCGACCACGGGTGGGTTCTCCATCGTGGTCAAGACGACAGCCGGTACGGGTATCACCATAGGCCCCGCCCTGAAGCGGTATGTCTACGCTGACGGAACCAACGTCGTAGAGGCAATTAACAGCGTTGGTGATTTTACCGTTGCGGGTACTCTCGGTATCTCTTCGGTGTCTACTACGGGTAACGCTACAATCGGTGGCAACCTTGCGGTCACCGGCACAACGGCTCTGACGGGCAACGCCACGATGGCCGGTACAGTGGGCGTTACCGGGGCTGTGACCGGAGCCAGCTTCAACAAGACTGCAATCACCGCCCCGGCGACCGGGTCTACTCTGTCTATTGCTGACGGCAAGACGTTTACCGCCAGCAATACGCTGACGCTGACCGGAACAGATAACACAGCCATGACGTTTCCGGGAACCTCCGGAACGGTTGTCACGCTTGACGCTACGCAGACGCTGACGAACAAGACGCTAACCAGTCCAACGATCAACACTCCCACGATTAATACCGCAACAATCAATACAGCGACTATCAATACCGGATCGATGGGCGCTGCCTCGACCGCGACGACGCAGACGGCGGGCGATAACTCCACGAAGCTGGCGACGACGGCATACGTTGACACCGCAGCAACCAACACAGCCTACGTCACGATGAAGGTTATCGGAGCATTCCCGTTCAGCTTTTCCTACACGCCCCGCCGGTCCACTTCTATCTTGACTATCGAAGTCGACATTCCGTCTATTGGCGGCTCGAACACCACCAATTCTTTGACGGTGACCGTCGGTGCGTCAACGCTCAACACGGCCTTTATCCAGTTCACAAACCTAGCCTACCACGCAAGCCCATTTCGCGTCATTGGGACGTATCAGGTTGCGTCGGCTGCGGCGCTTACTATTGGCTCCGCTTTGACGGGCGGCGGCACGCTGACGGGCTCGGGAACGGTGTACATGCGCGTCACTGAATCCTACGGAGTGATTTCGTGATTTCGCTATCAGCGCAATCCGGATTGACTAGAGGCATGGTGTCCTGATGCTTACCCCCCTGAAGTTTAAGCCGGGGATCGTCAAAGACCTGACCAGATATGCCAACGAGACTGGCTGGTTTGATTCCAACTGGGTTCGGTTTCGTATGAGCCTTCCAGAGAAGATGGGGGGCTGGCAGAAGTATTCGACTTCTACATTTCTGGGGATTTGCAGGGCTCTCATCAACTGGACGATTCTAAGTGGAAGGCAATACTTCGGACTCGGAACCAACCTGAAGTATTACATTAATTCTGGCAGTGGTTCTTATACTGACATTACTCCAATCCGCAGAACAGTTACCTTGGCAGCCAATCCGTTTGCCACCACCATTGGATCGACCACAGTTACAGTGACAGACGCTGGCCATGGTGCTGTCCTGAATGACTTCGTGACCTTTTCTGGAGCAACCAGTTTCTCCGGTATCCCGGCAGGAGACTTTAACCAAGAACACCAGATCACCGGCATCATCAATGGCAGCAGTTACACAATCACCGTAGATACGGCAGGCCAAATCGTTGCTTCGGGAGGCGGCGCAGCGGTTGAGGCTGAGTACCAGATCAATGTTGGTCTTGCTAACTCAGTGCCGGGTGTTGGGTGGGGCGCTGGCACATGGGGGCATGATACATGGGGATCGGATGCCACCGATGGCATTTCACAAAATCTCCGTCTCTGGTCGCATGATAACTACGGAGAAGACCTGATCGCGAATGTCCGCAATGGTAACATCTATTACTGGGATGCGACCACGCCGCTGGCAAGAATGGTTCCTCTTGAGGATATACCCGCCGCGTCTGATGCCCCGGTTGTTGCAACAATTATCATGGTGTCCTCTGAAGAGAGGCATGTTCTTGCATTCGGGACCAACCCGATTGGGTCGGCAACCCAAGACCCTCTCTTCATTCGCTGGTCCGCAACGGAAGATGCCGCTGACTGGACGCCGACCGTAATCAATACAGCCGGTGGCTATCGCCTTTCTGTCGGCACCAAGATTGTAGCTGTTCTTGAAGGAAGAGCAGAAACTCTTATCTACACGGATGTTGCCATCTACCAGATGCGCTGGACGGGAGCGCCCTTTGTCTTCAGCTTCGTTCAGATTGGTACGAACATCGCAATCATTTCTCCCAACGCGGCAGTAGCCTTGGGAGATGTTTCATTCTGGATGGGTCACAACCAGTTCTATTCCTACAATGGTCGCATTCAGATAATGAATTGTCCCGTTGCGGATTATGTATTTAGTCGTTTGACCATGGCGCAGTCTCAGAAAATCTATGCATTCAGCAACAGTCACTTCGATGAAGTCGGTTGGCTTTATCCCGGAGACAGTAATGAATGCGACAGCTATGTGATCTACAGTATCAGGGAAAACGTCTGGTACACTGGCTCACTCGGCAGGACCGCATGGATTGATCGTGGTCCGAGTTATCTGCCGGTAGCCACTTCCGAAGACGGCTACCTGTATGACCATGAGTATGGTTATGATGATGGCAGCACCAATCCGCCATCTCCGATAACGGCTTACATCGAGAGTTCTCCCATGGAAGCGCCGAATGGTGAGCAGTTCATGTTCATCAACAGGTTCATTCCTGACGTTACGTTCAGGGATTCTTCGGCGGCGAACCCGTCCGTGGACATGACCTTCACCATGCAGAACTATCCGGGCGGAAGCCTTACGCAAAACTACAGCAAGACAGTCACGCAAACCTCGACGGTCACAGTGGAGCAGTTCACGGAGCAGTGCTTTATCCGCCTCAGGGGAAGAAGCGCATCCTTCCGCTGCGAGAGCAATGACCTTGGGGTTGCTTGGCGTCTTGGTGTTGTCCGCGCTGACATCAGATCGGATGGCAGGCGATGAGGCTTCCCAATCCGCCTCCGGATTACGAAATTGCGTGGGGCAACCAGTACTCGCGTGTGCTTGAGCAGGAAGTGCAGAACCTATGGAACGCCATCCGGCTTTTGCAGCAAAGTACGCTACCTTCCTACACGACGGCGGAGAAAGTCACCCTGACAAACAGGGCGGGCTGGCTGATCTTCGATAGCACGCTCGGCAAGGCTTGCATCAATACCGGCGCGGGCTGGCAAACCATAACGAGTGTATGAGGACAGCAATGCCATCACATCCCTATAAAGACATTGCGAATCATCTGGCTTCCAAGGGCAGGTATGGAGATACTGAACTCCTGCATGTAAACCGTGCGGAGCTTCGTGGCCTAGCCGCCGCCATGCCCGGTGGCAAGCTGACGATCAACCCCCACACCGGAAAGCCTGAAGCGTTCCTGCCGTTCCTGCTACCCCTTCTGGGCGGTCTGGCTGGCAGTGCATTCCTGCCCGGTGCCGTTGCCGCCATGGGCTTGGGTACGCTGGGCACCACGATGGCTGGTGCCATTGGCTCCGGTGCCGTGGCTGCGGGTCTTGGTCTGGCAGAGGGCAACGACATAGGGACTGCTGCTGGCAAGGGACTGCTCTCGGGTCTGGGCAGCTATGGCTTTGGTTCCGCGCTGGAGGGTCTGGCCAGCGGAACAGGGGCTACCGCTGCCGAGGCGGCTGAAGCTGCGACCAAGGAAGCTGCGAAGCAGGGTGCCACAGGAGGTATTGGCGCGGCCCTTCCGGGTAGTACTCCTCTTGATCCATCTGTTATGCCCAGCACCAGCAGCATCGACAGGTTTAACCCACTTGATCAGGGGCAGTATCTTCCCGCGTCCAGCGCCCAGCCGTGGGCCGGTGCTACTAGTGTCGGTGCCCCATTGCAGGTTCCTGCCCCCGGCATGTTCGGGGACATGGGGAACCAGCTATCCAATGCTGGATCAAACTATCTGGACACAGCCCAAAAGGCGGCAGGTAATCTGACCAACCCCAAGGCTTTGTGGGGAACCTTCGGAACGAATTCTTCAAGGACGCTCCTCCCCATGGGCCTGTCCATTGCCGGTCAGGGCATGTTCGACCAGAAGCCCCCGCCGCAGATGCCCGTCGAGCCAACCTACCCCGCAGCCTCGACTGCTGGCACCGGACGCCAGTACGCCGAGGCACCCTCCAGCTATAGGCCGGGAAGAGACCCTGAGTGGAACTATTTCCGAGGGGGTTATCGGGATGGTGGCAACGTCCGCCCGTCGAACGAGTACTTTAGCGACCTCACGGTGGGTAAATACCCTCCGTTGAACGCCGAGAACCTCATCAAGGCAGGCGCGATGCGCGTCACGCAGCCGGGGAACGGGCGGGACGGTGGGTTTGACCAGAGTGACGACCCCGAGTTGTACTCCTTGGTGTCCTACGCCAACGATACGCACCCCGACAGCTACAGCAGAGCATGGCCCGACAAGCCCTCCAGCTACGAGAGCGCGTCTAGGTCGTTGAACGAACCGGGTGCTTTGTACGACGGAAAATACCGACAGTTGGTGTGGTCTGCGCAGCAGCGTGGCATGCCCGCGAGGGATATGTACTTGCCGTCTGCTTACCAGCAAGCCGACACTAACTACGCTGACGGTGGCGGCGTGGCACATGGTGGACTAAGCCGTGCGATATCGGGACCGGGCAACGGGCTGGATGATTCCATCCCCGCCATCATCGATGGTCGCGTACCGGCCAGCCTCTCTTCGGGAGAGCATGTCATGCCCGCTGCGGCAGTCTCTGCCTTGGGGAATGGTTCCACCGAGGAAGGTTCCCGCCAGCTTGAGGCCATGACTGACAGGATTCTGAAGAAGAAGTTCGGCACCAAGAACAGGACGCCGCGCCCGCTTAACCCTGCAAAGATGCTGGTGGCTTAATCCCCCATGGCAGATGATCTCCAGATTTCCCTCGTCCCTCTCTTCGCTGTCGAGAAAGAATGGGACCGCGTCAAAAACATGTTGAAGGTGGCGACCGACATGAGCGGTGGCCGATACAAGATCAATGATCTTAAAAGGAAACTGACTACGGGGGAGTTTCAGCTTTGGGTGATCTTCGATCAGAAGTTTGAGATCGTTGCGGCAGTCACCAGCACTTGCACCGAGTACCCGGACGGGAAGTTTCTAAGCGGCCAGTTTCTTGGCGGCACCCGACTGGACGATTGGAAAGACAAGTTCTGCGATGTCTTTGATCAATGGGGTTTGGACTGTAAATGCAAAAGCGTAGAACTTACAGGCAGGTCCGGATGGTCCAAGGTCCTAGCTCCGAACGGGTATCGAGAGATGTACCGTACCTATCAGAAAGACCTAAAGTGACCGGAGGATATTAATCATGGGTAGTGGAAAAGGCGGCTCTAGCCCGTCGCAGCCGACGACTCAGAACGTAAACAGTTCGTCGCTTCCTGCTTATGCGGAACCTTATTTCAAGTCGATGATGGATAGGGCGCAGGCGATCAGCAACAATCCCTACGTACCCTATACGGGGGAGCGTCAGGAAGCGTTCAGTACTCAGCAGAAACAGGCTTTCGATAATGTCGATAAGAATGTCGGCAACTACCAGCCCATGTTCGATCAGGCATCCCAGAGATATCAGGCGGCTAGTGGATATAATCCCACCCAAGTCACCAACACTTATGAGGCGAATGGCTACACGCCGCAGAACTGGATCGATCCCAATGTAGCTTCCCAGTACATGAGTCCCTATCAGCAGAACGTCACCGACATCAACAAGCGGGAAGCTATCAGGGATTATGGCCAGCAGCAGCAAGTCCTGAACAGGAGTGCTCAAGCCGGGGGTGCTTTTGGCGGATACCGTCAGGGCATCGAGGCTTCCGAAGCTACCCGCAACCTGAATACGGGGCTTCAGGATATTCAGGATAAAGGACTTCAGAACGCCTATAGCAGCGGGTTGGCTGCCTTCAATCAAGATCGTTCGTCCACGATGAATGCGAACCAGCTTAACAACCAGTATGCTCAGAAGATGGCCGAGATGATCATGGCCGCGCAGGGGGCGAACAACCAGTACGGCATTCAGAACGCCCAGCTACAGGCCGACGTTGGAACGCGACAGCAGAACTTGGGTTCCGCAACTCAGGCTGCTGGTCAGGCTGATGTCGCTGCTCTACAACAGGCTGGTGGTGCCCAGCAGGCATACGGTCAGGCTGGCAAGGACATTGCGTATCAGGACTTCATCAACCAGCGGGACTACGACAGGCAGAACATGAACTGGCTGAGTGGAATCCTGCGAGGCGTTCCTGTTCAGGCCAACAGCAGCACGACCGGGTACACTGCCCCACCCAGCACAACGAGTCAGATTGCTGGTCTTGGTCTCGGGGCTGCTGGTCTGGCAAAGATGGTCGGGTAATGGCCCACGGGACGCACTGCACCTGTGGGGTTATGGGCATCTCCTATAACTTCGCAACCAAAGAGGGTCTTATCTTTGCGGTCGAAGAAGGGTGCCGTATGTCCGAGGCATGTATCGATATTTTTCTGAAGGTAGACCCGGAAGTCTTGCTTATTCACATCTTTGTGGACGGCACCTCAGATGTAATCTGCATCAGGAAAAATGACTCTTGGTCTTTCCGTGATGCACAAAAATCGCAGCCGTTGTTCCCTACCGAATGGTCGGAAGTGAGACACTAATGAACATCCTTCAGCAGCAGAATTCCGCCAAGGAACTTTCGGACCAGCAACTCCAGCAGGAGCTTCTCAATCCGTCTGGGGCGCTGCCTTCGTATCTGGCTCTCTCCGAACTCCAGCGCCGGAAGGACATGCGTGCCAGTTACCAGTCCTTGCAGGGCAAGCCCGGTAGCAGCATGGCCGAAGAGTTCTCTCGCGGTCTTGGTGGTGCTGATGTCGGTAAGTACGGCGAGGCGGTACGCGGGGCGATGCCTTCATCCCCCGGAGGGGAACAGCCGCCGATGCCGCCCCCGATGCAGCCTCCAATGCAGCCTCCAATGCAGGCTCCGATGCAGGCTCCGATGCAGGCTCCGATGCAGCAGCAGCAGTTCGCGGCTGGCGGTGCCATCATGGCCCCCGGCGCGACACCGGCTGTTGGAGCCACCATGGGAACGCTTGGGAATTATAACAGCCAAAACAATGGTAGCTCCCCTCCGCGCAAGGACGAGAAGGATATCCTTGCTGGATTCAAGAAGGAAGATGGCAGCTTCAACCCCGCAGCCCTTGGCCCGCTGGCTGGCATCATCGCAGGGCAGTCTGTTGGCGACAGCTTCAAAGGCTTTGCCAACTCTATGATTGGTCCTGTTCCAAGACTGCTGGGCTTCAAGGGCTTTGCCGATGGCGGTCCGGTGCATTATGACAATGGCGGCGTCATATACGGAAACACTTCTGTTCCGGATTTGTGGCGTATGATTACTGGTCAGATGGCACTGCCTTCCAGCAGCGGAAACAATATTCCCGCCATCACTGGTCCATTCTCTTCTATTGAAGCAGACAAGGCACAGGAAGCATTAAGGCCCACGAAGGCAGCCTTGGCTTCCTCTGGAGCCCTTCCCGGCCCAACGACCATTCAGGATATCCTGAAAGGTATCGGCATCACCGACCAAAGGCTTGGGATTGCCGGTGCCTCCAACATGAACCCGTATCAATCGGTTTCGTACATTGATACCTTCGGCGGTGCCAACTCTGGTGGACCGGGTAGTGGTGGCGCTAGTGACAGCGGAACGTCTTCTAGCAACAGTGCCGCAGCAGATGGGGCTGCGGCAGACGCAAGCGCGGCGAGTGCAGGCGCGGCGTCAGCAGGGAACAGCGGGGATGACGGCACTGGAGGTGGTACTGGTGCAACCTATTACCGTGGTGGTCCGGTTCGCTTTGGTGACGGTGGTCCGGTTCGCTTCGACAAGGGCGGCGGTATTCCGAGTTGGCTGTATCGCGCACAGCGGGCAATGGGTATGCCGACTGAGCGTAGCATTCGCCCAACGGCTATCACCGAACAGGATGTAGCCGATGCTGAAGCGACGAGGGAACGGATTGGATTGGAGAATCCCAATGCCATTCTCCCGAATCCTTATCCGCTCTCCCGTCAGTCTGAAAATAGAATACCGGGTCCCATCAACCCCGCGCTAGGCAATCAATACAATCCCTATCCAGAGGGTACATATATTCTGCCGTCTGAGCCGCGCTCTTCGGCTTTCGGAAGAAACATTGTGGACCCATTGGTGAAGCAATGGAATAAAAAGCCCGAGCCTGTCTTTAGTGAAAAAGATTTGCTCACTATGGAGCAGGTAGGCAATAGACCCAGTTGGTTCACACAAACTACAGAAGCCGAGCGTGCGGAAATTGAAGCAAAGAATGCTGTTCTGGAGCAGAAGAAAAAAGACCTGACCGCGTCTTCCGCTGGAATTCCCGCCGCAGGGATCGACAACACCGGGCGGCTTGAGCCTGCCCTGAGTAACCCGAATGGAGATGTTGATGAAGGAGGTTTTGCTCCGGGCAAAGCACCTATTCCTCAGGGCAAAGGACCTGTTGTTCCGGGCGCTCAACCCCCTCCTTCTTCGCGCAGACAGATTTCTCCTCCGGGCGGAGGTATTCCTGATGCAAGCGGACCTAGCGGTGGTGATGGCCGTCGTGGCGGCGGCTCTCCTAATGGTGGCATTGGTGCTGCTTTAAATCCTGATCTCGATGGTTTCGTCGGACAGGTCCGTGGCTTGCAGTTGCCAGATCGATTTGGTGAGATTGAGGCCCGTAACCAGCAGGAGCGCGATGACCTGAAGGCTGGCCGGGAAAGCGAC